CAATAGTTTCCAATAATACTTCCTTAAAACCTAGTAATATTTTTGGCTCTGAACTTGCTCCAGCTAATTTTTATTTAGACACCAACGTGTATAGACAAGCAAACTCACTAGGCTTTTCAATGGATGAAGTTTGGGAGGGTATGACCGACGAAGAAAAGGCTGATTACTTGCCTTCTGAGGATAATTAAAATGGCAGAAGAAACACAAATATCAACTAAAAGATCTATGGCAGAAATTCTTTCTGATATGGCCGCAAAAAGAGATGCGGAAAAATTAGTAAAAGAAGATGATGTGTCGATTGATAGCTCTGATGACTCTGGTCCAATGTCTTTCCGCGAAAAATATTCTCAAGAAGGCATTGATCTTATGAAGAAAGCCGCAACTGGGTTGCGTCCTTACACATATCCAGAAGGTGGCGTAGTTGATGTTCCTGATCAGATGCCGCTTTACTCAAGTGATGGTATCCAAGTAAAATTTCCAAAAGCGTTTCAAGATGCTGTTGAATTTCTTGGAGATGCAGCGGCTACAGCAGGAGGAGCAGCTACAGCAGGGTTTGGTTATTTAGTAGGTAGTATAGCTGACATTATGGTAAAAGCTGGTGTTGATGAAGGGTCAGCGAATAGGTTTGCCAGAGATTTTGTATCGATGCCTGATGCTTTTATCGGATCGCCGGGATCTTTGGTTCGAGGTCGCGTTGGTCCAGATACAAAAATCACATCTAACAAAGGGATTGGAACAGCAAAGCCAAGGCAATTAGATCCAAGTGAGTTGCCTAAATTTCCAGAATCAGGGCCAATGATACCCAGAGCAGATGCTCCACCTATTGATGCCATAAGCGCAGAAATTGGTGAACTTGTTCGCCGCGCTGCTACTGGAAACAAAAAAGCAATCGCTGAATTGGCAGAGGCTGCAAAGGTAAACCCAGAAGCAGCAGCGGCAGCAGCTCGTTTAAACATTGATTTGCCACCAGATGTGTTATCTGACAATCCTCAAGTCGTTGAAGCAGCAGGCTTGACTAGATCAATGGCTGGAACTGAAACCAGTGCAGCTTGGCGTGAAACACTAAGAGCAGCATCTGAGGCTGCTGATATAGCTATTGAAGAACTAGGTGGTTCTCGTGATTTAGCAGGCGTTTCTGAAACTGTAAGAACCAGTCTTGTTGCTACTCAACAAGGTTTAAAAAACGGCGCTAAAAAACTTTATGATGAGGTCGATGCACAAATACCAAAGCCAACAATTGTTCAGCCTAGAACAAGTGTTAAATTAATAGGTGATATAATTGCAGAAGTAGGTGGCGTTGATAATTTAAGTGCTAAAGAAAGCCTTCTTCTTAAAAAATTAACTAACCCAGATGCGCCTATGACTTATGGAGCTTTGTTAAGGCTGAAGCAAGATATTGGTCAGGCTATAGGAAGAATGCCAGCAGGACCATATTCTGATGTCAATCAAGGAGCATTAAAGCGTCTTTATGCAGCACTTTCAGACGATCAACTATCTGTTGCTCAAGAAGTTGGTGGGGATGCTTTGCGAACTCAATTGCGCTTGGCAAACCAAACAACAGTAAAACAAAAAGCGTTTGAAGATAGAATACTTAAAGCCTTTGGAACTGATCTTGATGGTAGTATTGCAACTCGCCTAAGAACTGCCGTGACTAGCGGATCTCGCGGAGACATTGCTTCTTTAAATAGAATCTTAAAAACCATACCAGAAGATTTACATAGAGAAGCAATAGCTACTGCTTTGAATGCTATTTCTCAATCTGGAAGATCATCAGATATAGGTTTTGGCTTTAGTGAGTTTTCTAAAGTTTATAAAGGATTGAAACAAAACAAACCAGTTTACAATCTTGTTTTAAAGACTTTGGGATCAGAAAACAAACAACTCCTTGATGATTTATTTGAAATTTCAAACAGAATTACTAATGCGCGCGCAAATGTTTTGACCACAGGAAAGGCAAACCAAGCACTCCTACAAGCTATGTCAGCAGAAAAAATTGTTGGAAAATTCTTACAAACAAATACAGGAAGAAGAGCCATTCAAGCTGTTTCAACTGGCGCTGGAGGTATGCTAGGTGGAGTTCCCGGTGCTATGGGTGGGGCCGCTCTTTCAGATCTTTTAAGCCCTAAAGGTAAAAATAGAGTTGCGGATGCAGGGAAGTTATTTTCAAGCAAGCAATTCAAAGATGTTGTTGATGAGGCAGCAAGCACAGGCCAAGTCGCTGCGGAAACTGCTGATATATTGGCACGATCCCCAGCATATAAACGCTGGGCGAAATCTGTAGGGATAGGAGATCCAAGAAACTGGCTGATGGGTGCTTTAGCTGTGGCAGGAACAGATGAGGGAAGCGTTGGGCCAGTTGTAGAAGAGACTCTAGAGGATGTATCAGCATCTGATTCCCCAGCCTTGCAAAGCCTGATCCAAAGCGTCAACCCAGATCTATTAATCAATCAATAAACTGAATTTGCGTTGAGGATCATGTTCTCAACGTGCTTCCATTCTTCTTTGGATAGGTTGCCGTTTTTGCTCCAAGTCGCCATCTCCATGAACCTCTTGGGGCTGGGCCGATCTAGGAGGCTTGCAGCGCACTCACCCCAGAACAGGCATGTGGCTATGCCAACGCGGACAACCACCCACGCACTGCCGCCACTGTCGATGTAATCCTGCATCCACTTGGCTTGCTCTAGGCGCAGGCCAGTAGTGACGCGCTTGCCCCACTCCTCCAAGTGGATGATTTCCATCCAGCCTGTGGGCCAGTCGCCCTTGCCAAGATAGTGGAGGTTGGGCGTTCCGCCCTTCCCCTCCACCTTGTAGAACTTCATTTTAAGATTATCGCGCAGCGCAATGCGGAGGTTTTCCTGACCCTTATTCATATTCATCATCCAGCTCCAGCTCGCCAGAGCCATCACACAAGTCGCAATTCTCTTCGCGGAAGTCATCAGCAGCAACCTGCACCTCAACTTGGCCATCGCCATTGCAGACGTGGCAGGCTCTTGTGCTAACCATTTCCTTCAATTCGATTGACCAGTCATTAACTTTAGACATTACGCCACCTCCCTATCTACGATGCCCACGCTGATCAGCTCATCCAGTCGCGCCTTGTTGGCAATGATGCTGATCTCATCCAGAAAGAAACTCTTCTGGAGAGCTGTCACCGCAGCCGCCATTGTGATCAGGCCCATTGGGCGCTTGGCAAAGCTGGCAATCGTGGTGTCGCAGTTCGATCCCTCGAACTTCGCGTCAGTCACGCGGATGATGACTTTCCAACCCTTGGGTGTGGATTTACAAATCAATTGTTTTCTCATGGTGTAGTCCCTTTCTCATTTCCTATAAAATTAATATAAGACCCCCTGCAATAAATACAAGGGGTCAGAGGAAAGTTTTTTATTGTTGTTAGTTTTCGGTAGCTTAGATGTTTTTACCAGCGACCCTTAGATTACTGGTAAACGCCCGAAGCTCATTACGCGCATAGAATAGCTTGTTCTGGGCGTTGGGGTTCGGATCGCTTCTAAGGCTGTCATCCTGCGCCCGGTCCACCTCAGAGCGTAGCCACTGGAGCTGTGATGACTGGAAGGCTGTCAGGTCACTGTCGTTCATATCACAATCCCCTCAAACCACAGCGCGGCTATAATCGATGCCACAGCAGCGCCCCACAGCACAATAAACTTAACGTGCTTACGCTCTAAAAATAATGGCTCTAAGCCCTCTTCATGTTCCATTTCTAAACTCCAGTATCTGCTTTGACGCATCCGCTGCGCCCTTGCCTACAATCACTTTATGGCCAACACCCTCAAGGTATCCAATCATTCCTTTCTGTTCGGGGGAAAGTCGCCCACCCGAAACCCTCTTCATCTCAACCCACAAATTCCACTGTGGGATAAAAAGATCTGGTATGCCCCGCACCACGCCTTCCGCCTTCAATCGCTTGGCCACGGTGATCGCTCGCTTCTCTCCATTTGGTATCGCAAAGATCAGCACGTTTGGATACTGAACCCGAAACCAATTGATAAAACCAACTTGCTCTGAATGCTCAGAAGGGGATGTCTTCGAGGTCGCTGAGATTAGCGTAACCCCCGAAGCCTTGCGTCTTCGTCTCATGTTTTCTCTCCACTTGAGTATAATCAAACTGCACGATCTCTTGATATCGCGGGTCATGGTTGGATGGCTTAACCTTAATCTTGCTAGGCTTAACCCAAAACTGGCATTCGTTGAGTGCATCATCCGTGCTGTTGGCATCAGAGGTCAGCAACGCCTTGCGAGCTTTGTATCGGCTCTCAGCATACCCACCGTGATCTGGACATAGCCACTCGCTCACAGCCATCAGCCCGGCGTAATAAGTCACCTTCACGCTGTCTGGCTTGCCCTCTTTCTTATGCCGGGCATACGCCACGCTATCCACGTCATACCACTCAGCCACCACCTGAGACGATAGCATGGCCCCACGGTAGCTGCTGGCGCTGTGGTTGAGTGTCGGCGCAGGAAACTCGAACCCGCACTCAGGACAGATCTGACAGGCTGCGTGAACCATTGTCTGGCACTTCTCGCACTGCTTAGTAGGAGCCACGCCGTCACCGCTCGACATTTTATCCTTGGGCTTTACCTGATCGATAAACCCGTGACGCTCGACATTCTGTCCGTAATCCAGAATCAGGCAGTTTTCCTTGCCGTCAGCAATCCGCGTCCCACGGCCAACCATCTGGACGTAAAGGCCCGTCGAGGCCGTAGCCCTAACCAAAGCGACTAGATCAACTGGTGGGTGATCGAACCCCGTGGTCAACACGTTTACGTTAATCAGGCAGCGCAGCTCACCGCTCTTGAAGTCTGTAATGGTCTTCTCGCGAACCTTGTCGCTGTCTGTGCCTGTCACTACGCCAACTGCAATATCGTGGGCCTCAAATTCATCAGCCAACATATTAGCGTGGTTGACCCCACTGCTGAACACCAGCCAGCTTTTGCGATCCGATCCAAGCCGCACGATCTCTTCGACAGTAGACCTCACAAGCTCTGGGTCAGACGCCGCCGTGGCAAGCTGGCTCTCAATAAACTCACCGCCCCGCTTGCCAACACCCTCCAGATTGATCTGCTTCACGCCACCCTTGCTGATCACAGGCGACAGGTATCCTTGCTCCATTAGCATGGCCACTGGGATGTCGTGGGCAATCCCGTCAAAGATCGCGCCCTTGCCCTCATGCAGATACCCGCTGTCCAGCCTGTATGGCGTAGCCGTAAGCCCCACCACCTTCACGTCTGGATTGCACACCTTCAGATCAGCAATGAAACGATTGTACCTAGTCTCAGTATTTTTGGGTAGCAAGTGCGCCTCATCGATCAGAACAAGATCTGGCGCAGGCACAATGTCATACGCCCTCTCCCAGATCGACTGGATGCCTGCAAACGTGATTGGTCTGCCTAGCACCTTTTGCTTCAAACCTGCGCTGTAGAGGCCAAAATCAGCCTCTGGGTACAGCTTTAGCAACCCATCTGCCCCTTGCTCCAACAGCTCCTTCACATGCGTCACAACCAGCACCCGTGTGCCTTGGAAGCCCATAGCATCCTTAATCAACTGCGCGATGATCGCCGTCTTTCCAGATCCAGTCGGCGCAACGATCAGTGGGTTGTCCCCAGCCTTGCCAGCCCAGTAGTTGTACAGGCCGTCAATCGCATCTTTCTGGTAGTCTCTTAATTCAAAAGTCATGGGACAGAACTCTTTTTTCTATTTTTAGCCTTGCAGCCACCGCTTCGTTCATCGTGGCAAAAGTTCCAAGATTGGTCTTCTTGCCATCAATATTGGCAGAGGCTCTCCATTTGTTTCGGTCTTTTAAAAAGCTCACACCTTTAACTCCAGAAGTATTTGACTTGCTCAACCTAGTGTTCATGGCTTGCTCTTTAGCCGTAACCTCACGCAAGTTTTCGATCCTATTATCGCAGCCGTCATGGTTTATGTGATCAACAGAATTAGGCCAAACAGGATAATGGCCATGATACAAAAAGAATGCCACACGATGCGCTAACAACTTTTTTTGAACACCAAGATATGATGAGCTACCCGTCAAATAATCACAGGTGGATCTCTTCGTTCTAAAGCGGCGATTAAAAGCTACCCTGCCACTGCGCTGGATATTGTACTTAGACGCCTGACCAGCCGCGCTTACAAACGAACTGCCCTCGCCAGTGTCATAAAAATCTTCTGACAAACGATCACAGGCATATATTAAACCGATCTCAGAATCATATCGATATAACCTACGCATCAATTCTAAATTTTCCCACCAATTATGTTTCATTTACAATTCCCTCCAGAAAATCATTCGCATCCTTAACGGCGTCTTGGATTAACTGCCCATTCATGTCGTTTTCGATAGCTTTAGAAACCAAATACTCAACCAAACCGTTTTCAATATAACCATTTATTGCAGGCCAGTGATTCGCCATTTTCTTATTAATGATGAAATTGACCATGATGATTGAAATGTCTTTGTCACTTATTTTACCCGGCATCACATCCAACATGATCGCAATTACTTCACCTAGTTCTTTGCGGTTCATCACTGCATCCTCCCGTCGAATATCTCTTGGCTATTGCCCTGATTGCGGATGACCTCGCCAGTATCCTGATCCTCGTATTCAACGAAATCATCACCAGCGTCCGTCACAACAAAATCTTTCGGCATGATCTGTGGGATGTACAAATGCTCGCTGCACGTCTCAACAGGCTTGCCCTTGGCGCAGCTCCACGTCCCATTCTTCTCAGGCGTCACATGGCTGCACGTCCGACAGCTCACCTCTGGGATCTTGCACCCGTGGCAGACAGCCCAGTAGCTGCAAAATTTGCACTGCCAGTTGCTTGGGTCTTCGTGCAGCTTAGAGGGTGGTGTTGCCGAAAACACAATGTTCTCAGCCTTGCTGACCAACAGCTTGGCCTCCGCCTTGTCGAGCTTAATCCGCTCGCCGTACATCTCATCTGTGTTCTTGTTGACCGCAAAGAAATAGCACCTGTCGATCCCCGCCAAGTGCATCCCGATCTGACACTGCGCCCAATACACTGGCTTGGACTTCTTGCATCCAAGGTTCTTCAGAGCCTTGAAGTTCTTCTCGTTCATCGTCTTAAACTCTAAGGTGTGTGGCTTGCTGCTTTCCTTAAACCCCTCACCCACGCCGTCTAAGCTCAATGCAAAGTGACCGCCGCAAGCCTCGAACCTAACCTGCAATCCAGTGTCTGGATCTTTCTCCCAGACCTTAACGCCGACAGCCCGAAGGTTTGACACCACCCGATCCTCTTCACGGTCACCCGTCTCAAAAAGACGAAGCATCCTACCATCGAAGCTAGGACGCCAAGCATGTCTGAATTGATACCACAGAGCGCGGCTGCAATCGTTGCCGATCTGGCTTCCGCCCAAGTGTGGCCGATGCTCATTCTTGCGCCTGTCTTTGTAGTATTGGTAAATCGCCTCAATCGTCTCTGGCGTGGCCATTGGCTCAAGGTTCATTGAAACACCCCCATCATGTTTAACGATAGGTTAATGATGAAAACTATCACGATATATTCTAGCATTGTACCCTCCTTCTATTCATAAAATGGGGCAGACCAGCCGCCCCATCATAGAAAAGAACTATCGCTTCCAAGGTGGCGTAGCTGTGCCACCACTAGCAGCCGCAGCCGCAGGAGCTGGTGACGCAGTCGCACCGCCAGCCGCTGCATACTCCTTGATGTCGTTAGACGCGCCGTACTGTCCGTCCGCTGGCTTAACTGCCAGCTTAACCATCAGAGGTTTGTCGCGCAGCTCCATGCTGTCCTTCGGATTGTTGACACCGATAGAGCGACAGATGCTGGACAGACTGCGCTGGGCAATCTCAACAGCAACGCTGTTCGGGTTCTTCAAGTTAAGGCGATCAAACACCTTGCGACCCGCATGTTGGCCATCGATCACTTCAATCGTGAGCTGAAGGTATGAGCCAGTCATCGCCTTCGTTGGCTTTTCTTCGGTGTCAGTTATGACAACCTTGTACCAATCCGCAGGTAGCGGTTCGTATGATGTTGCTGGTTCGATTTCCAGTGCGTTAAATCCATTTAAGTCCATTTGAGTTTCTCCTACTCTGTTATAAAGTCTGCAAAAGGGTTGCCGCCGTCAAACGTAAACGGCAGAGGTTCGCTTATGTTGAAGCGGTTTTTAGTAACTGACGATGCCTGTGGGAAGCAGATAATCTCGCGCTCCCCAGTGCTAATCGCACGTTTCTTGTCGCCCTCACCGCCACGGACAAATGTCTTCAGTCGGATTAATCCAACGAGATCGCAGTTGTCAGTGTAGTGTGGGATAGACTTCTTATGCATCCGCACCGTGTACCGTGCGAATGGGTCCATGTCTGGCAAGTCCAACGTCTCAGTGTCAGCGTGGCCAATGAAGATCACGTTCATGTCGCGCTCATATGCAAGTGACCCAGCCCACTCGCGGATCTGCCGATGCTTCTCAGCAGCCGTGCTGTATCCCGCGCCGTATCCACCGCCAGCTTGGTTTATGCTTTTGGCTTTAGGATCAGACGCCACAATCTCGCTCTCAATCAGCGTGGCCAACTGCGTGATGCTGTCGATGACCAGTGTCTTGTGTTCATGCTTCTCCGTTGCCAGAGCCTCAATCGCATCCAGAACATCCTGAGTGGACGTGGCCAGCGGAAACATGCTGACGCTGTCATTACCTGTCAGACTAGCCGTACCATCTTCTGTACGGATAAAGACAGGATTGGGAAACATAGCCGCCAGCGTGGTCTTGCCCATGCCGCCCTCACCAAAGAGCGTGGCAATGATTGGTCGTTGGCCCGTAGGCTTCGACAGTGATTTAAGATTAATAGCCATGATTGTTATCCCTGTCTGTTGCCTTTGAACGGACTGTAAGAGGATTTTCTTTGACGAACAGCTCATACCCCTTAAAATATAATGCCGTCATCCAAACCTCTGATTCTTTAACAGTCCTAAAGTGTTCAACTTGATCCATGTTAACGACCACTACTCCGTGATCTTCGCCATCGTGTTGACCCATCAATGTCAATTCAATTAAGCAAGCCATTACCAATCCTTCCCAAATACAAGGCCGAAAACCTCATCTAAAATTTCATCCATTGTTCTCTCCATTTTACTTCTCCTTTTTTAAATTCTTAGGCCGCATCTTTGGCCTCATTGATTTCGATGGCACATCTGTCTTTATGCATTGCGCCATACTGTCCCGGTACTCCGCGTAGATTACGGGGTATATTTTATCCATCGCCGCAGCGCAGGATGGTTGGTTTTCAAAGGCGACACGAAATTCATTTTCGTGAGCGCCGTTAACTTCCAAAGAGTAAGTGACCACCAGCATGTACCAGAAGGTCATTACAGAACCTCGACTTTAACGCCGATCTTGCCCTGCTTAGTTTCAAAGGCATCAGCAATCTTGGCCCACATCCGGTGTTCTTTCTCCACCAGATATTTGCAGCCAGCCGCGTCAGCCGATAATGTCACCTTCACCGGGTGCATGTTCTCAGGAATTTTATGTTTGATTTTTTCCCAAACGATGGCGTCAACCTTGCGAGACACAGGCTGTGTCAGCGTGATCTTATGCTCATCAAGTTTGTGGGTAATGGAGCCTTCACCCTTGGCTTCTAGTGCCTCAGTGATTTGCTCTTCTATCGCGTGGCGCTGTGCGATAATCTTTTTTTCTAACGCCTTTACTTCTAGCCACTGGGAGGCCAATCCATCGATATTGCTCATTGCAATTTCCTTTCGATTCTCTTTTTCACACTCTCTACAGAAATCGGTTTACAGAAAGATTTGCAGCCTGTAAAGATATTTTTGTACATAATCGCAAAAAAGGTGAAAAATGCAAAAACTAATACCAATAGACGATATTAGGGTCGCGCTCCAAGATCGCCGCCTGACTGTCGTGGCAGAGCGGTGTGGCCTATCCCACCCCACTGTTAAATCAATCGCCACGGGCAACGAACAAATCAGCCTTACAACGTGGAAAAAACTTAGCGAATATCTAAGCGAGGCAGAATGAAATTCCCAGTTGAAGACTACTGCGCCAAGCTGGGCTGGTACTTAGTCACGATCCCCGCAGGCTCAAAAGGCCCAACGAGATTTGGATGGCAGCAACCAGAGAAGGCATTGTCTGATCCTGATGCAGCGCGGCTGTATTACGAGCAGAATCCAAACCATAATGTAGGTCTACTACATGGAGCCAGCGGCACATGCGCCGTTGATATCGATAACGTCGAATGGACAAAGATCATCTTTGAAGAGCTGGGAATAGACTTCTCCGCACTTATGCAGTCCGCACCCCAAATCATTGGGCGTGAAAACCGTGGCAAGCTGATCTTCAAAGCACCCGCAGATCTAATCACCCACAAGATATCGTGGCCAGTCCAAGACGATCCACGCAAGACCGAAGTGGTCTTCGAGCTTAGAGCTGGTTCAGTGCAAGACGTTCTGCCCCCATCTATCCACCCCGACACTGGCCGTCCATACGAGTGGGCAGGCAGGTCAATCTTCGATGGATTGCCAGAACTACCGACCCAGCTCCTGATCCTCTGGAGAGACTGGGATAAGTTTCGCCCACAGCTCCAAGACATATGCCCGTGGAAAAAAAAGGCAGAGTTCCAGCCAACCCGCAAGCCCCGCCCAAAAGGTGAAGGCACGTCAGTAATTGACCAGTTCAATGAAACTCACGACATGCACACCCTACTAATTCAATACGGATACAAGCCAACATCGCGTGGCAGATACCTGTCGCCAAACTCCACCTCCAAGTTGGCCGGCGTAAAGCT